AAATTTCACCACTTTTAACTCCAGCAATAACTTCTTGAAAACCAGCACTATCTTTAGTAGTAGCTTCTGGCAAATCATTAGAAAGTGAAAGCGAACAAGATGTTGAATGTCCGATAATAGTCGATGTTGCAATTGATGAACCATCAGTTAATTTTAGTAGTAAATCAGTACCATTAAATACTCCAGTTGTAGCCATTTATTTATTTTTTAATTATTAATCTTAGACAAATATACAAATAAAAAAATTATACATCTTCCCAGTTTGTGGCAATATCTTCCCACTTAGCAAATACATTATCCCATGTTAATCCAACACTAGGATCAGTTATTGAAAATATACCAGTTAAATTAATTTCAACATTAAAACTAGTGGCATTTTCAAAAGCGGCTGTTTCATCAACTGAGCTTATAAACCCCTCACCTCTAACAATTAATTTTGGGTTTACATTGTCTTTAAAATAAAATGTTGCTTTTTGTTTAGTTAGCACCATATCGGCTAACTGCTCAAAATTTAGTGTATCTGAATAATCTGTTAAACATTCACAACTTAATGTTCCAGATTTAACACCTGGTATAACCTCTTTCCAACCTAAACTATCTTTGCTAGTAGATTCTGGTAAGTCAACATTTACATTGAAACTTGTGCTTTTAGAATGCCCAATAACTGTTGTATCTTTTAACAACAAAAAGCTAGTGGCATTTATAACAGCCATAATTTATTCTTGTTCTGGGATAATTGTATATTCGCCAGATGCTAAATCAACTGAGATTTTACCATACTTTTCCTCAAGTTCTTTTTTAAGATCATTTTGCTCATCTTCTATTTTTTTTAATTCACCTAGTAAAGATTCTTTTGATTTTTCTAAGTTAATTTTTTGAATAGATATTGCACCAATATTAGATACAACTTGATTTACTTTGCCTTGATTTTCTTGTAAATCTTTTAATTCTTTTTCCTCTAGTTTGCTCATTTTTATTTATTTTATTATTTATTATTAATTCCAATCTGGATGTAAATATTCATCAACTGGATTTTTAATTAATTCAATTTGATTATCTAAATTATTTTTCATTTCTTCAACATTACATCCTTCTTCAAGCCAACCAACAACATCGTTTTTAGTTAAATCTTCATAAGGTATAAATGGGTTGCCTTCATTATATTCAACAGATAAAGTACCAATTGAACTTGCTGATATAGATTTATCAGAATCATCTATTGCAACATAACTCCAATGAATAATGTATATTACATTATTTAAACCATTTTCTTGTATTTTAGCATCAAGCTGGTTTATTTTCCAAGTATATATATTTGCCATAATATTAATTTTTTACAAATTTAAACATTTATTTTAACAACTACCAGTATCAATTATTAATCCATTATTACCAACTCGCATCCAATAACCACTAGATGTTGGAAAATTACCAGTTTCATATATTTGATAGTAACCAGCACTTGCCACTGTTGTTCCAGTTTGTGTTGTATATGCTGTATAAACATTTAAAGAACTTGGCACTAAATTATTTGAATCATCATGAAAATATGGTGATGGCTCTGGTATTCCTGATACACAAGCATTGCTGCTACTAGATGAGCTGTATATATAATTAAATGCAATTCTAGGTGGATTTTGATCATATAAGCTAAATTCGGACATAGCTAATGGATTTTCACCATCTGGTCGGTTATTAATTGGATTTGATAATGCAACTGCTGGATAGCTTTGACCTGAGCCACTAGAATTACCACCGCTTAACCTTTGTATATCAGACATATATATTGGTGTGGCTAAATTATAATTTGAATCATAACCAGCACCAGTTCTCTCACGACCAGTTTTAAACATACTTATTTCTTCATCAGCTACATTTGGACAAGGCATAATTATTTACAATTACAATTACAAGGTTTATTTTCTAATTCTTTTATTCTATTTTCAAGCTCTTTTATAGCTTCTATAAATACACCAGCTAAATTACCATAAGCAACTGAGTACATTCCCTCATCATCTTTGCTAACAACCTCTGGCAATACTTTTAAAACTTCCTGAGCAATAACACCAATTTTAGTTGATTTATCTGTTTTATCTTTTCTAGTATATGTTACACCTCTAAGTTTATTAATTTTATTTAAAGCATTGTCAATGGTAACAATATTTTCTTTTACTCTTATATCAGAAAATGCAATTACATCGCTTGTTGCTCTTATATCACCATTTACATCTAATTTGTAACTAGGAGTAGTATCATTAATTCCTATATTCCCAACTGAATTTATAAACATTCTAGTTGTACTACTACTTGTCATAAAACTCAAATTCGAGTTACCACCTAAAGCACTAATACTACCAACTTTATTAGCCGACTTAAATATTGCCACACCGCCCTCACCAGGATCGTTTCCTGATTGCACCCATATGCCCTCAGTATCTGCATAACTGTTTTGATTCACTACTAACTTAGCCAACCCAGTAGTTGTGTTAATCCCTACTTTACCAGTTGATGAAATCCTCATTCTTTCTGAGCCATTTGCCTGAAAGTATAAATAATCTGAACTATTATTATATAGAATTCCTCCTCTGTCATCATCGGCAGTATCTCCAAGTACTAAACCTGAAATATTACTTGTTCCTGAAACTGCTGAAATTATAGCATGATCAGAAGCATTTTCAACATGTAATTCCCTTAAAGGGTTATTCGTTCCGATTCCTACTCTGCCTAAACTATCAATTCTGACTTTTTCTGCACCAGAACCCGCATGAGTAGTATTAAAGGTCAATTCCCCGCTATTAGTTGATGAACCTTGAACTGATGAGATTCTGCAAACTTCAACAGCAGTAGATGTTTTATTAAAGAATTGAATCATTGCATTTTGATTGCCTGCAGCCGCACTTCTATTTCCTACCAATTCTAAAATAGGACATACATCCCCACTGCTTGATGCTAAAGTTTGTGTTACAAATGTTGAGGGATAACCATTGAATCTTGATGTTGCATTTATTAAAACATCCCCCACACTATTTACACGTATTCTTTCTGCACTGGCTGTGTAATCAAAAATCTTTAAAGCACTACCACCATTTTGAATACCAAATATTTTTGATGTATTTGTATCGTTAAAAACAACACCAATATTTTTAGTGACACTTGAACCTTGTAAATTTAATAGGTTTGAATCAGTTATTGTAGTACCTCCAATTCCTACGTTTCCAGAACTATCTATTAATATATCAGTTTCTCTACCATTTGTGCCAAATCCTAAAGTACCATTTTCTTGATTCTTAATAATACTATTAAGGTTTTCCATTTGAAATATTAAACCATCACCACTTGCATTACCAGTTTGTGAGTTAGTTAATGCAAATCTTGCATATGCTTGACCATCATTTGATATTTGTAAAATATGATCTGATGGAATTGTTGTAGTTCCGATTCCTACATTTGCAGAATTAGTATTGTAAATGTTATTACCAGTTTTTACCCAGTTTGAATTAGCATTAACAGCTAAATTTGCGGCGAGTTGGCTTTGAGTTTGATAGCCAATTTTGCCATTAGGTGATGTACCTATGTTGATTAATAAATCATAATTTAAGCCAGAATTTTGTTTTTGATTTATATTAACGTAACCAGAACTATCAATAGTCATTCTTTTACCAGCATTTGTCCAGAAATCCATTGAGTTAGATGAATGACCATAAATAATCATACCTATGTCATTATCATCTGAATCTCCAAAGTTGATATAACCAGCTCCAGCAGTTGATGATAAGATTGATAATCCGTTCTCTGCATCTTCTAATACAAGAAGATTACCTTGAGCTGATGGAGCAGTGACTCCAGTATCAGAACTTTTTATATGTAGTTTAGCAAATGGTGAGGTTTCTGAAATTCCAATATTTCCAGAACTGTTTATAACCATTCTTGTTGAGGTTGCAGAACCAGTTGAAAATATAATAGGTGCAGTTGCATTTCCAGCAGTGTTAATTATCATACCAGCACTACCAGCACCAACAAGTGCTTTTGAAACACCAGCAACTTGCCAAACACCTTGTGAAAAAGAAGGTGCATTGTAAAGTTGTTGATTGTATGCAGAGCCATAGGTTGAAATTGTATCAGTATAACCAGTAATTGTAACCTTACCAGAACTGTCTAGCCGCATTTTTTCTGTTAAAGTACCTGAATTATTAGTTGAAAAAGTTAAATCTGCATTTCTTGCTGAAACATCTGTCCATATACTTTTAATTGAAGTTCCATAAACAGAACTTGTACCAGAATAATAACCACCCATATTAATTAAACCAAAAGTATCATTGTCAGCTGGTGAAGTTGTAAAATGTAATAAATCTATTTGAGCGCCACCAGCACCAGTGTTTGTTGATTCAACCCTAATAGCATCCCCAGTTCCCTTTATGTGTAATAAAGCGTTTGGATTTGTTAAACCCATCCCAATTTTTCCATCATTATCTATAAACATTCTCGTTGCGCCACTATTGGTCATAAAACTTAAATTTGAATTACTACCTAATGCACTAATACTACCAACTAAATTTGCTGATTTAAATATGGCTACACCACCATTACCAGGATCACCCCCTGATTGAACAAATATTCCTTCAGTATCTACTAAACTATCTTGATTTACTGTTAATTTAGCTAATGGATTATCTTCATTAATTGCTACTTTTCCATCAGTATTAATAACCATTTTAGGTGTTGTCGAACCATTTGTAGCAAATTGTATGTTATTACCACCCTCAGCAAATAAAACAGTGTTAGTAGATGTCCCAGCTCCAGTAATGGTTTTTTCCATATACAAGCCGCCAGTTTGCGTAGATGCACCATCAAATATAGCCAAGTATTTTGCTCTAATACCACCACTTGTAAATTTAGATGGATTTGTAGAGGTTGTTATAATTTCTGGTGCTGTAATATTACCTAAATAATCTATTGTTACAATTGGTGAACCTTTAAATTTAAATCTAAATGGTGTATCAGCATTATCATCACCCCAGTTTATAACTGGTCGAAACTGATTGTTGCCATAATCTTCTATACCAAAAAAAGCACCATCTGAATTGCTTTGAAATTGTATTCCATAACTACCAGCTGGTTCGTAGGTTGGATATTCACCAGCTCCACCAGGCAAGTCATCAGATTTACCAATAAAAGCTCTAGTGTCCCATTTAGGACCATTAGAATTAGTTAAAAATAACATATCTACTTTTGGAGTAGTTCCAGTTGCACCAATAAACATATCGCCAAGAAAAGTACCTGAGCCATCTGAATATAAATCATTTAAAAACTTAGATTCACCACTAATATATAATTGAGTAGCTGTTGAATTATATTTTATACTTGGTCGCCCAGCACCACTACCAAAAATCAAAAGCACATCATCATTTAACTGAGTTGTTACACTTATAATATTTCTGTTAATATTGCCATCTACTCTAAAATATTCTGCAATATCACCAATACCATTATCTGATTTAAATATTATTTTTTTATCATTACTATTGTTTTGTATAATAAGTTCGCCATTAATATTATCAATATATCCATCTGTGCCATCATGATACATTTCTAAGTCGCTATCATTACCAAATAATAATTTACTGCCATCAGTAAAATTCATATCCCTATCAACTCTATTAGGCACATCATTTGCCCTACCAGCACCAAATACTTTTATTGATCCATTACTAGCATGAACTTTTAAAACAATAGCTATTTTTTGAACTTGACTTGTAAATGCTGTTGGTTTAGTTGCAGTAAATGCACCAGCTGTTTCAGAAACATATAATTCATCGCCAGACGTAAAACTTGATGTATCAACACCGCTTAATGCACCAAACATTACAGCTTCACCCTCTGCTTGATCTGCAATAGTTTCGTTTAAAACTCCTATTGCTGGCATACTTGCCGCTACATTAGCATCAGCCGCAATCACTTCAATTACGTTTCCACTTGGCGGTGATGCACTAGGCGAGGCATGAACAACAATCCCTTTTGCTAAAGAGCCACCACTAACATTTTTAACAGTTACATCAATTCTTTTTGCAACATCTGCTTCAAAATCAATCCAATTAGTACCAGTACCAGTCGAGCTTAATAATTGCCCACTTGTACCAGCATCATCAGATGAATCTTTTATAGTACCATCAACTTGTAAATTGCCATTAATATTTACATTACTACTAAAATTTCCAGTAGTTCCAGAAATTAATGTTGCTGTAATATTATTAACATCTAAATTATATTTTCCATTACTTCTAACCGCCCAGTCATGCCAACCATTCCCAGCCGCATTTAGAACTCTTAAAGTATTTCTAGTATATAAGAAACTAGTTAAATCAAGATAGCCAGATATTAAAACATTATCACTAAAAGTTCCAGTTGTTGCTTCTAAACCACCAATAACTAAATCACCTTTTGTATATCCACTAGCTGATGTATTAACAGTTGTTGTTGGCTCAACAGTAGTGCCTATAAATAGCTTAAACTTATTATCACTAGCATCGTTAAAAAAACCTTTGTATTTAGTGCCAGTAGAAACATATTTACCAAACAAACCAATATCTAATGTGTTTGATGTATTGTCTTTTGCTAATTTTATTATGGGATCTTCAACTGATAAATCCTCGACATTTAAATATGTCAATGTGCCATTTACAGTTAAGTTGCCAGATATTATAAGATTCCCACCAATTTTAGCATTTCCGCTAGTGTGAAATTGATATGTTGGAGTTATACCAATACCTAACCTAGTTCCAGATAAATATAATGGCGAATCATTACCTAAACCATCAGAAAGTAGTTTTGCTGTTGCTGATATTGTTGTATTATCACCAATTTTTATTATTGCATTATAAGTATCTTGAACTCTTAATCCAGTATATGATGTAGCCATAAATTCTTTTTTACAAATTTAAGCAATTTCATTTACCTTTGTTTGCCTTGCCCTTTATACTTTTTTTTGTAGCCATTTTGACCTTTAGATGCATTTTTAGAATGTACACCTTTTCTTTTTTTTCTTGTGTTTGCTCTATATGTTTGTGCTATGTTTTTAGCCATTTTTTTTAAATATATCAATTGCCTTTTCACTTGATCGCCCACCAAAATATGCTAATACAACAGCCATCATAACCTTTTCAAATGTATCGTTCCAAGTTGCTCCAATTGTGAATGGCACATTGTCAATGCTATCTAATATACCAGCTAAACTAAATACAACAATACACCAAACCAAAACAAGTGGTCGCACATTTTTACTAAGCCAGGAATCTGACATTGTATCAGCTTGCCATCTACTTGTAATAGATTCAATTTCTTTATTCTGTTGATCATAGATCATTTGTTGTAGCTTTATTTTATCATCATTAGAGATTTTGGATTTACCAATTTCTGCCAATGCTTCTTTTGGTGAACTAACACCAGATAAAATTTTTCCTAATGTTGGATTTATCATTGATGCCGCACCAAATAATAATTTGCCAATTGTTGTTTCTTTGAATTTCTTTTTATTACTCATAATTAAAAAATCTAAAATGTAAACCAAATAAAATTAAATATATATTTAGCTCTGAATATTCTGTTTGTTCATCTGCTGGATAATATGAAAAACCTAACAATGGACCACTACTAATAATATCTAATATGCCAAATTGAAAATTACCCATTAGTAATATCAATGTATTGTGTTTTGCCTTTATTTCTAACTGCTTTTAATATTCTGTTTCTATTTACTGAATCACTAACATAACTAACATGAACCCAATCTGGATTTGTTGAATCACCAAATTCCCAAATCATTTGATCAAAGTTTAGATTTTCTTTTATGTAATTAAACATTTCGGCATTTGATTTATGCCCATATATATCATCAATATCCATAGCATATCCAAAACAGTGTTGGCTAGTTTGTTTACCATTTTTAGATGCACCACCAATAGCTTTGTTAAGTGCCTCTGATCTATAAAAAGAATTAATCTTTATTGGACCATTAACCCATTTTCTAAGTGGCTCAAATATATGCTCAGCTACATTTTTCATATTAGACAAAATGTTGCCATCTGGTGTATTTGCCAAACCTAGTCGCATAGCTGTAATGCTTTTTGTCGCTTCCTTTTCTGATATGTGTTTACTAATCATTTATTTGTTTACTCATTTTTACTTTTTTTTATTTTTTGTATTGTATAAATTATAGTAGCTAGTAACAGTATAATTCTTAGTGTAACCTCAATATTAGTCAATGAAATGCCTAATGCAAAAGTGTTCATCATATATAATTTCATGTCTGTATATCCCATTTTAACTTAATTGTTCAACTCTGTTTGATAATTCTATAACTCCCTTAAAATAAGTGCCACCATCTGTATCTTCTTGGCTATAAGTAACACC